CCCCGCTCAGCGCTCGATGGCCGCGAAGATGTAGTCGATGGTCATGATCTTCGCGACGGCTTCGCCGTTCTGGATGCCGAACGAAGGCGTCAGCTCGGTGTCAGGCATGTACGTCGAGAAGGTGCCGGTGGTGTCGATCACCTTGACGAGCGCATCGTTCTTGTAGACGCGCATCGTCCTGCGGCCGTCGAACCAGAAGCCGAGGGTCATGAACGTGTCGTCGGCTGCCGCAGTCGTCACAGCCGCCGTCGTGAGCTGGCCGGTGGTCGTGTCCTTCTGGATGTAGAAGTCGACGTTGAGGTCGCCGTCGTCCTTCTGGAAGAAGATGCCGTCCGTCGCACCGTCACCGTCGGCTGCCAGGGGCGTCGTATCCGTGACCAGGAGGCCGAGGATCCAGTCGACCTGGGTGGCCTCGGAGATCTTGAAGCGGACCTTGAAGAAGAGCTCCTTCCCGGCAGCAGGCAGGAACGACTCGCCGATCTTCTGCAGGAAGTTCGAGTCGTTGTCGGCAGCGTCGTTGGTCAGGACGAGGGTACCGAAGGCGGCATCACCGATGGCCTCGCTTGCGGAGCCTGCGCCGAGCTCGACGGTCGTGATGGTGTAGCGGGCCTGCGATGACGTATCCGTCACCCACTGGGTGAAGTCGTCGAAGAAGACGTGCCACTTGGTCGGATCGAGCAGACCGAAGTTGGCGAGGTTGGTACCTTTGGCGGCGGTGGAGACGCCGAAGGGGAAGCGGACAGGAGTCGACATGGAAAACCTCACGTGTTGCCACGCCCGAAGGCGTGAGGGTTAAAAGTGGGGGCCGAAGCCCCCGGGAGATCAGGCGTTGCCCGGGCTGCCGTAGATGCCGCGCGGGTCACCGCAGGTCAGGGAGAAACGCATGTAGGCCAGCGCCTTGGCGTTCTTCGTGTCGAAGTCGTTGTCCATGCTGAGGTTGGGTTCCTCGCGCATGAACATCGTCATGCCCTGGGGGCAGTTCGTCCGCACGAACCAGGAGTTCGGCGCGCTGAAGTAGTGGTTCAGCTTGACGCCTTCGGGGAAGGCTCCCGTGGCCTTGAGCACGTTCACGTTGTTGCTCTGGGTGTCGGGCTGACCCGCCGACTTGAGGATGCGGTACGCGTTGAAGTGCTCCGACGGCGAGACGTGGAGCGACCGGGCCATCAGCGCGATCTTCAGGCCGCGGTCGTTCTCGGCCTGCATGATCTGGATCAGCAGGTCTTCGAGCGCGGGTTCCGAGAGGTCGGCGCCGGGGGTCAGGAGGTTCGAGTACGTGCCGCCCGTGGTGCGGACGTGCGAGGCGCTCAGGAGCGCGACGCCGTCGCCGGTGGTGAAGAACGTCGAGTTGAAGGCGTTGTTGTAGATGAACGCGGCCACGGTCTCGATGGTCTGACGCATCGAGAACGCGTTCGCAGTCGCGCGGTTCCGCGAGACCTCTTCGTACAGGTTGTCCTTCAGCTCTTCGTACGTGACCTTGTAGCCCAGGCTGTAGGCCAGGTGGATGGCGCGGGTCACGTAGCCCTGGACCTCGGTGTCGTACGAGCCGGCCTGGGATTCCGGCTTGATGCTCGCCAGACCGAAGCCGGTCAGCTGCAGCATCTCTTCGTACGCCTTCTCCGACGTCATGATGGAAAAGAGGTCGGGGTACTCCTTCGCGTGCTCCGCGTAGGTCTGGCCCCAGATCGCGAGGATGCCCGGCCAGAGCAGCTTGGGGTGGGTGCCGGTGTTGATGACGCTCATTGTCGTTGCTCCTGGTCAGACGCCGGCCGGTGCCGAGCGATAGCTGTGGTTGTTGATCATGACTTCCCACTTGGCGAAGGCACCGTAGTTGTTGTCCGGCAAGCGGCACAGGCCGAGCAGGCGGACGTCGAGGGTCGCCGTCGTCGCTTCGGTCGTGTTGGTCAGCAGCCAGCCGCTCATGAAGCCGTTGTTGGTGCCGGCCACGAGGTTGGCGTTGAGGCCGACATCCGCCGCGGCCAGATGCGTGCCGGTGCCGATCTCCTGGACCTCGAAGATGACGCTCGGGTCGTCGCAGACGAGGACGTAGTAGCCCCGCGTCTTGGTCGCCGGGATCACCGTCGTGTTCAGGTTGTTCGGGTCAGCCATCATGCCGCCGGGGACGACACCGCCAGCCGAGACGATGACGCCGGTGATGCCGCTGCCGGGGGTGGCGAGCGTGCAGGTCGGGACACCGTTGGCGTCGGCGCCGCCTGCGTGGACGACGGGGTCGCCGATGGCGAAGGCGTTGGAGTTCGCCGAGGTGATGTGGTAGAGGGTGGCCTGACCGTTCCAGGGCGCACCGCTGAGGTAGCGCCTCGGGCGCAGGCCGAAGGGGGTGTTCACGTTGGGCATTTACGTTCTCCGATTGCGGGGAATGAGGAAGTTCGACTGCGACGCGTCCTGCTTGGAATAGCGGTTTCGCGAGTCGCCGACGGGTGCGGGGAGGCCCTGCTCGCCGCGGATCTGCGACGCCAGTGCTTCTTGCTGATCGAGGTAGAGCTGCTTGTCTTCGAGGGCGAGTTCCTTGCGGATCTTCATGAGGATCAGGCCCTCGCCGGCTTCCGCTGCCCGGGTGACGTTCGTCCCCAGGTCGGAGTTGCCGTCGTTCTCATAGCTGTTGGCCAAGCCGTAACTGTTGAGCTCGACCTCCCCACGCTTCACGAACTCGTAGCCGCCTTGGAGCGCTTGGCCAACGCGGCCTGCGTTGTTGCGGAACCAGTGGCAGAGGTAGCCGGGGATCTCCGGCACCTCGAGCTTGAGCGTGGGAAGGCCGAGCGGAACGCGCCGAGAGGGCGCTCGGGGAGCCTCGTTCGAGGGATTGGCTGTCTCCATCTGGCGAACGGTCTCGGCCAGGGCGGAAGAGGGGGTGGCTGGTGCGAAGGGGGAGGTCATGGCTCAGGCTTCCATATCGAAGTAGGTTTTGGCGTAGGCGGCTTGCCAGTCCTTGGCGTCCTTGTAGGCACGGCCAGGGCCGACGAGGTAGCGGGACTGCTTCTCACAAGCAGCCTTCGCTTCGGGCGGGAGGTCGGCGAAGGACTTGCCTCCCGAGCCTGCCCCGGAACCGCCGGAGGGGCGGCCGCCATCGACCTTGCTCTCGCGGCGTTCCCCGCCGAAGCTGGGCTCGAGGGCGAGTTGCCGATCGAGCTCTTCGAAGAAGGCCTTGCCTTTCAGGCCCTTCGTCTTCGGGTCGGCGCGGATCTCGTCGGCGATGCCCATGGCCAGGCCGCGCTTGCGGTGGCTCGACTCGAACCAGGGGTTGTCGCCGATCCAGGCCTTGAGGTCCGGATCGAGAGCAGGGGCAGTGGGGGCGGCTGCGGGAGCGGCCGGCGGCTTCGGAGCAGGCGTGGGCGTCTTGGCCTCGCGCTCGGCTTCGCGCAGCTCGTCAAGCTCTTCCATCAGGCGCAGTTCCACGTTGGTTTCGCCGGCCTCGCGGGCCTCCCGAAGCCGTGTGAGGACTTCGCGCTTGGCTTGCTTGACCTTGTCCCGGGTCAGCTCGGTCTGGAACTCCTTGAGACCCTGGATGGCTTCTTGCGAGGCCTCGAGGAGTTTCGTCGTCTCGCCGAGCTTGGTCTCGAGCTCGTCGGCTCGACGCTTCGCAGCATCCCGGTCGGCGCGCAGGATCGGAATGAAATTCTCGCCGCGGGAGACCCACGTCGAGGCGTCGACCCACTTCTCCGCGTCTCCGCGGAACTCTTCCTTCGGGCGCCAGCCCATCTCACGGGCGGCGACTTCGATGTCTTGGCTCATTGCTTACTCCTGGGTGATGGCTGCGAAGATGTCCTGGTCGTTGACGATCCGGTACTGCTGGCCGTCGGCGGGACCGACAAGCATGTGGCCGGAGAACTTGGCGATCAGGACCTTGTCGCCCGGCTTCGCGCGCGGCGTCGGCTCGTGCACCCAAGCCAGCGGACCGGCTTCGATGACGACTGCGCGTTGCTCGATCAGGATCTCGCGGTCCTTCACTTCCTGCGGGAGGATGATGAGGGATGCGGTCTTGGCCTCGGGCTCGTAGTAGCGGACGAGGACAGCGCGGCCCAGCGGGGCGATGCCACTCGTGTTCTTGACTTCGTTCGGGTTCATTTCTTGCTTTCTTTGCTGTAGTTGATCAGGTCATCGGCGTCGAGCTCGAGGACTTCCTTGAGGGCCTGTGCCTTGCCAATCGCTTTCGCGTTCAGCTGGGACGTACCCTCGCCCCGTTCGAGGGTGAAAGCGGCCTCAGACCAGGCCTCCTTCAGCTCCTCCAACACCCGCTTGAGGTGCTGCCGAAACAGCTCCGTCGTCGGGTGCTCCAACCATGCTGCGAACTGCTCGCGTATCGACGCCTCGTCGTTCTGGCTCACTTTCGATCTCCATGACTTTGATTAGCTGATCCACGCGAGCCCGGATGGACTCGTCGCGGGACTTGAGAGCCGCGAGCGCCGTCTGGAGACGGACGATCTCACGGTTGTCTCGCGCATCTTCCGCCTCGGCCATGAGCTTCACGACTTCAGCTTGCATACGCAAGATTTCTGCGTTGTTCATTCTCCGCTCTTCCATGAGCGTGATAGCGAACTCCTGCTGACGGGACTGCAGATCCATCTGGAACTGCTGGAACTTGAGTTCCGCGACGACGATGCGCGGGTCCTTGGGAACACTGGCCGGATCGACGCCGACGTAGAACTCTTGCCAGTTGTCGACTCCGACAGCGCGGAGGAGGTTCTCCTCGACCTTCGCTTGATCGTAGCCTGGGACCATTGCGGCACGTTCCGCGACGACGACGGCTTTGCGCAGGCGCTCACCCTCGCTCGTGATGGACGGGTCGGCCGCAGGCGCAACGCGGTTCGGGTCGCCCATGAAGAACTTGGCGTACCGCTGCGGCGCGTAGGTCGCGTTCAGGACGTAGAGCTTCTTGAGCTCCTCCTTCATCGCACGCCAGTGGCGCTTGAAGAGGGCCGAGTAGATCTTCATGCCCTGCTCGACCATGGAGCGGGACGTCTCGGCGGGCGTGTTCTGGCCCGGGCTCTCCCCGACGAGGGTGTCCGTTGCGCCGGAGATCCGGTTCGTGTACTCGATCAGGAGGGAGATCAGGTTGAACAGGACGGCGGAAGGCTCGCGCACCGGGAGGGGGTAGATGGACTTTGCCAGGTCGTCGCCCATCGCGTCGACGCGCTTCCACTCGAATGGCTCGAAGGACATGTTGCCGGAGCGGATCTTCGCACCGCGGCCGAGGAAGCCGCCTGCGCTGACTGCCATCGTTCCCGCATCGAGGAGCTGGTTGATCGCCGAGCTGACGGTTTCGTTGAGCGGCCCGAGGAGGACACCGAAGCCGAGGTCGTAGATCGAGCCGTCCGGCGCGGGGATGAAGCCGTACTTGGTGAAGTGCTCGGTTGCACTGATCTGGAAGATCTCGCCAACTGCGTTCCTCGCGACGTCGAGCTCGCGTTCCCAGCGCGCAACGATGCGGAGGACGGCGCCCGAGTCACGCTCGATCGTGATGACGTAAGGCTCTTCGAAACCGTCGTTGTCGAGGTCGAGCCAGGCGTGCATCTCGAGACCGACAAAGGGAAGGTCCTCGACGCGCTGCGGCGGAGCCGTGCCGTCATTCCGCTCGAGGTCGAAGCTCGTGCCGCCGCACTCGAACCACGATTCCTTCGTGACGTCGCGGTAGATTGGCTTGGGACGACGGATGCCCGACAGAAGCTTGTTCTTCGAGATCGGGTAGACGTGGGTCTTGCGGCGGCAGGTCTCGACGCTCGTGGCGTAGTAGTCGAGGACGAGGTCCTGCGCCAGGACGAGCTCCGAGACGTTGTGCCGCTGCTCGCCGGAGAAGTAGGACTTCTTGAACGCGCAACCGACAATCGAGTAGTTAAGTAGCAGCCGATCGTGCTGCTCTTCCCAGGCCGTGTCCTCCTGCAGGAGCTGGTGGGACATCAGCTTCGAGGTGATCTCGCAGGCTGCCTTCTCCTCCGGCGTCGCGTCAAACGGGTAGGTGCACTTGACGAGATCCTTGCCGTTGATGATCGCGGGGTAGGCGCGTGCGTGGAACTGCAGCGCAGCGATCGTGACGAGCGGGAAAGCGACGTTGGCGCAGTTTGCCCACGGGAACGTCTTCGTCTGCGTGATCTGCATCGCGAGGTCGAGGCCCGCCTTGTTGCGCTCGATCCACTTGTGGCGGGACTTGAGGTCCGACTTGTAGCCATCGAGGCAGTAGGCGCCGATGCGGTCGAGGTCGTCAGGAGAGAAACGATCCGTCAAGTTGACGGCCTTCTCGGTCCCAGGGGTCAGCTGCAGGTAACTGTCGAGTTTGAGCATTTTGCGCGCGGATTATTGACGAATTATGGGCGCCTAATAGCCCGTGACTGAGGAACGCCCGCCAACCCGCCTCGGGTCGTTGCGGCGCATGTCGACTTCGTCCTCCGGCTCGAGGTCTTCTTCGTCAAGCTCCGCGACGTTGTCGAGGCCGAGGAAGAGGGTTGCGGTCGAGTCGAACTGGTCGTCGAGCTTTGCGTCGGAGAGACCGGTGAAGGCGAGGTTCTCCGCCTGGTAGCCGGGGTACCACGAGGCTTCCGTGTCGTAGACGACGCCGCCAGCGCGCTGACGCTTCTGGTAGGGGCGGCCACGAGTTGCCTTGTCCTTGACCGGCAGAATCGGGAAGCAGGTGAACCACTCGTCGCGCAGGCGCATCTCGCGATAGAGTGTCGGGGAGACGGCTTTCCAGATGACGCCGTCTTCCACGAAGAATGCTTCGGGCGCCCAGCGCTTATTGATCTCGAACATCCGCTCGACCCACTCCTCGGCGTCCCAGCGACCGACGTGCTGGTCAACGATGGCGACGAGATTACTCGTCATCTGACCGCCGATGGTGAAGGAGGTGCGGTTCGCGCTGTCGGCTTTGGAGACGGCGAAGTCGCAGCCGACATAGAAACGCTTGTCGGCTCGGTGATGCTGCTCCTCCATCGGGAGGAAGTCGTCCTTGCGGAGGTACGCCTCGGCGAGATCGAGCGGATCGTTGAGGTATTCCTGGGAGTAGCCACCAGGGTCGCCGTCTTCGATGAAGGCGAGCTGGATCTCACGGAGGCGGTCTTCGGAGAATTGCTCGGGCCAGAGGATCTCGGTGAAGTCGTCGTAGGCGCGGTGAGCGCGGTAGAACTTCGTGGCCCAACCTTTCGCCTTCATGACACGGGACAGGAGCGAATCCTCGTGCAGAATCGTGCCGTGGAGGCGGATCTTCCCGCCCTTGCGCAGGCAGGGCACGAGGGCGCGATAGAACCAGCGAGAGAACTTCTTCCGCCGATCGCGGTTCTCGACCTGCTCGTCTTCCTCGAGGTCATCGCACAGGATGAGGCCGGGACGCTTGCCGTTCCACTTCACGCCACGCATCTTCTGGCCGGAGCCCTTCGCCAGGAAGCGGCATTCGTGGCCGTCCTTGAAGCGGACGATGATGTCCGTCTTGGCGTCCGTCGTCAGCTTGTCGATCTGGAAGTCCCGGATGATGTCTTCGTTCTCGCGGAGTTCCTTTGCGATGTCACCCAAGTGCTGGATGGCGAGGTCCTCCGTCGCGGAGACAACAATGATGTAGTCTTCAACACGGAAGAGGGCCGTGGCGAGCCCGTAGTCGTGGGTCAAAGCGGTTGACTTTGCGTGCCCGCGCGGGGCTGCCACGGCGCAGTACGTTGCGAAAGTGCAGTACAGCTCCCAGCACTCCCGGTGGAAGGCTGGCGTCGGGACCGGCGAGTCGTACATCGGGGAGAGGTACACCCCGGCGAACGACTCGATCAGGCCTGCGGAAAGCTGGACTTTGGACATACTAGATCAGGATGACCAGCTCGTTGACGATTTCTCCGTTGACACGGAGGCCGATGCGAGGGGCGATGAAGCGATTGCGCGCAGGCGTCGTCGGAGCGTCCGGCCGCGTGACTGCGTGAATGCCGAAAGCCTCGCCACTTGCAATGCCGGCGAGGAGAAGCGTGACTTGCGGCGAGACCACAATGTCGCCGAAGGCTTCTTCGGAGTCGATGCCGACGGGAGAGATCTGGTTGAGAAAGTCTCGTGCGAAAGTGGCTGTGCCAAAAGCTTCTTCCGAAGCGAGGCCTGTCGGGGCAATTGTGGCGAGGGAGGTCCGCGCGAAGGTCGCTGTACCGAAGGCAAGGGTCGAAGCGATGCCAGTCGGCTCGACAGCAAATGCAAACGTAGGCGTGAAGACCTGCGTTCCGAAGGCTTCCCCAGAGGCGATTCCGCTTGCTGTGACCGCAACGACCTGTCTACGCGTGAATGTCTGCGCACCGAAGGTTTCTCCGGTGGGGACCCCAGTTGCGGAGACACCCGCAACGCTGAAGCGTGCAAAAGTGTGGGCGCCAAAAGCCTCGGCGGAGGTAATCCCGGTAGCCGTGACTTGGACAACACGGATGCGCGCGAAAGTAGCCGCCCCAAAAGCCTCGCCGCTGCCGATCGACGTCGGAGAGATTGTGGTGACGCCGGCGCTGCTGAAAGTCGCCGCGCCGAAAGCTTCGTCGCTTGCAATGCCAGTCGCGCTGACTGACACAACACGCTGTCGAACAAGCGTGGTCGAGCCGAAAGCCTCCCCACTGACGATCCCGTCGGGCAGGACAGCCGCCGGCACGAAGACATCGTAGTCCCAGCGGACGCGCAGAACTGCCTTGTCGTCACTGCTGCGGTACGCGGGGATGAGCCGCGCTTTGCGTACGGGCTGCAGCAGCAGCAGGTAGTACAGAGGCAGCACGGTTTACAGGCTCAGAACAGCGGCAGGCGGTGCAGCTCGGTGCCCGTGTTGCGCAGCACGTACAGCCACTTCAGCGTGTCGGTGCCGTCGTAGTCCCGCACCCATACCTTCTTGCCCAGCAGCGCGGCGCCGTCGGGGTAGAGGTTGGTGCTCAGCGCTTCCATGTAGTTGCCGCGCAGGGCAAACTTGAAGAAGCGGTTGGTGGCGTCCTTGCGGATGTAGAGGTATCGCCCGCTCCAGTCGGCCGACGAGCCGGTGGTGAATGTTTCGGTAGCTCCAGGGTAGGTGAGCGCCAGCCAAGCGCCAGCGCCAGCAGTACCCCCTGCAATGTCGAAGCGGTCGATCACGGCCGAAGCGCCACCGCGCAGGCTGTAGAGGTAGCGGCCGTCGAGGATGGCGTTCTCGTTGGCCCAGTTCGCGTCGCCCGTCTTGCCCACCCAGTTGAGGCTTGCACCCGTGCCGGGCGCAGCCGCTCGCGCCGTGGTCGGGGCCATCGTCGTCCAGGTGTTCGCGCTTCGGCTGTAGCGGTACATCGTCACCGCGTTGTTGCCGACGAGATACACAAAGTCCTGGTTGGCCTCGATGGCGTAGACGCTGGTGGCGTCGGGGTTCGTCGTCCACGTCGGCACGGTCAGCGTGGTGCCGGTGTTGCTGGAGATGTTGCGGATTTGGCCCCGGCCCGTGCCTGCGGTGATGCGAACTTGGAAGTTCGTCCACTGGTTCGCCGTCCAGGCCTTGCCGCTGTTGACCAGCGTCGTCGCCGTGCCCGACGTTGCCGTGCCGGTAGCGAACTGGCTGATGCCTGAACTAGCAACCATCGCGCCATCGGTGCCCCAAGTTGCTGGTAAACCAGTGATGGTGAGCGATGTCCATGTCGCGGTCAGCGGGTCGTAGCTGCGGAAGCTGCCCGCCGCCAGGGTGCCGGCGCCGAGCACGATGAACAGGCCGGTGTCCACGATGAAGGTGTCGGTGTTCACCACCGCGGAGCCCAGCGCCGCGAACTGGATGGTGCTGGTGCCGCCCGGCACGATGATGGCGCCCGTGATCGTGGCTTCCACGCCGGCATTGGCGCCGGTCAGGAACCGCACGGTGCGGCCGATGCACAGGCCGGTGATGGTGGCCGTGGTCGTGGCCGTCGTGGTGCTGCCGCCGTTGGCCGTGACCGTGTTGCTCCACCGATAAGCCGTGCCGCAAGCGCCAGCGCCGAAGGTGCCGGCCAGCGCCGGGCTGGCGATCTGCACCCAGGCGTCTTCGTCGTGGTGGTACAGGTAGGCCAGGGTGTTGCTGACGACGTACAGCGCTAGGTTGTCCACGTCGTTGGGGTCGTAGGCGATGAAGGCTGCGGCCACCGTTGCGGCTGGAGCGGGCGTCATGAACTGCCACTCTTTGCGGTGCAGCAGGGGTTTGTTGTTCTGCGTTGCCATGTCTTAGCCCACCATGCGGTCGATGTTGGAAGCCGCCGCGAGGTTCATCAGCGACGGGATCTGAGGAGCAGCCTGCAGGCCGCCGATCGCGGTCTGGTTGGCCACGTTGCCGACCGTTGTAACGGTCGTCACGGTGGTGACAGTGCCCACCGTGGTGATCGTGGTGATCGTGCCGCCTTGCGACTGGATGCGCAGCGAGCCATCGACGCCGCGGGCCGACATCAGCGGCGCCAGCGCCTGCAGGATGTTGCCCAGCGTGGCATCGTCGGCCGCCTTGAACGGCTCACCCGTGCCCGGGTCTGAGGGCAGAAAAGCCCCGTGATGCTCGCTACCGATCAGGTGCGTAGCGAGATCGACCAGCGCATTGTTGCCGTCCCTAGCTGGAATGTTAGACATGGATTCGTCTCCGGTAAGTCATGTGTGTTCCTTCACTCCGCAGTCCAGCCAAAGACGCCCGGCTCCCAGACGTTGGCCGCGAAATTGCTGACCCAGATCTGGCCGTTGTGGCGCACGCGCGCGCCGAGGGGGTAGGCATCGCCAGCGCCAAGCGGTTGCACCCAGTCGGGGATCGTGACCGTGCCGTCTGGGGCGACCAAGGCGAACTTGCGCCAGTTGGTCACTCCGGGCTGCCAGACGTTCGCGTCCACCAGTGAGCGCCAGAGGTCGCCGTTGAACCGCACGATGGCGTCCTTGGCGTAGGCGTCCGTTGCGCCGAGCGGCTGAATCCACAGCGGCACGTCATCGTCCGCTGCGCGCCAGTTGCTCACACCCGGCTCCCAGACGTTGCCGTCGATCAGTGAGCGCCAGCGCGTGCCCTCGTACAGTACGATGTCGCCCAGAACGTAGGCGTTGGTCGAGCCTGTCGGCTGCACCCACAGAGGCGCGAAGTCCGTCTGCTCCACGTCGTCCTCGAAGTACGCCCAGCCATCCGGCGGGGTCGCGCCGCCCGCGTAGTCGGCGACGTAGATCGTGTATCCAGGCGCGGCCACGCGGGTGTACGCCACCGCGACTTCACCACCGATCATCTTGACAAGCCTACCCATGATTACCCCGTGACTGTCCAGCCCTTGGCTGTTGCGATGGTTGGGTCGTCACCGGTGACTCCGTAGTTACCGGTGACCGTGATCGTCTGAGCCCCTGCGGCAGTACCAAGAGCTGTGTAGATGCGGTCAAGAGCTGCTGCGGATAACTTTTGATTGGCGTAACTGATGCCTCTAGTAGTTCCGCTGAGTGCGCCTTCCGTTAGCGACGCGGTGGAGGTAGAAAACATGTTGGTGAAAGTCGTGCCCGCTGCCGTGTTTAGTAAGGGGGCTTGCGCTAGGGTTAGGCAGTTATTAAACAAAAAAGAGAAATTCGTACACGCCGCTGTGTTGAGCAGCGGGATCTGCTGCAATGAAGAGCAACCGCTGAACATGAAAGAAAGGTTCGTAGCTGCTGCCGTGTCGAGTAGTGGTATCTCTTTCAAGACAGAGCAACTGCTAAGTGTAGACGACCAATTAGTGGCTAACGGTGCGCTGAATAGTCCTACCTCCTCTAAGGTAGTGCAGCCAGAAAACATGGAGCTAATGTCGGTGGCTGCGGCCAAGTTAAAGGCCGGGATCTTCTGCAGGGCACCGCAGTTAGTGAACATCTGACTTAAAGCAGTGCCCGCCGACAGGTTTAGTAGCGGCACCGCCACAAGAGCATCACTTT